CTCTTTGGAATCTATTTTTCTATTTTTCGTTTTGAAAAAAATATATCATAATTCCTCTTAAATCATTCTATTTTACGTGTTTTGGTCTGTTCCTTGTCATTATCCTAGAAATTATCTAAAATGCAATACAAGCCAATCTGTGAGCTTACAGGGGCATTATATAGCAAGGGGTATCTAATCAACAACCAAACAAAAAAACCACTCGTTTGAGTGGCATGTAATTGAAGAGTTATGGCCTCACTTTCTATTTAATCAAATTTTGTTCGTTAATAGTTTTAATAGCTTCTTTAACTTGTTCAGGTTTTCCAGTTATAACTAATTTTATCGTATCTTTGTTTTCAGCGTGTTTCTTTCCTGATTTGAATAAGAACCAACTGTATAAGATGAATGATACAATATAAACGACGTAGACCATTTACACCTCTTTCATTTCTTCAATTGTTTCTTCAACTGTTTTATGCAAATCGTAGTAAAACACTCCTGTGTAATGTTCATCTTGTGCTTTTGTCCAAGTTTTATAGTTTGTTTCGTCCATGATTTCATCAACCATTTCAGAATGTTCATTTAAGTTTGTTACAAGAATTTCAAGAGCTTTTACAGAGGGTTTATAAAATATTGCCGTGAATTCATACGTTTTAGCAACGTCTTGAAGCATACTGAAAAAGTCCATATATTGAGCTTTAGCATAAGCATGTACTTTACTTTCATCTGTTGGAAAATGTTCATCAACTTTTTCATCATGTAATTTCAATGTGTCGTTTAGCAATTTAATTTGGTTTTTAAGTTTCATTTTTTGGTTCCTCTTTCTTTCTTACGCTTGCATTCCTGTTAATTTGTTCAAGTATTTCGTTTTTCGGTCGATGTGGTACTCTAAATTGTTCCCCCAACGTGTTTGTAACGAAAGTTTTAGGCATTCAATAATATAGCTTTTAAGCGTTCCGTTTGTGTTGACATCTTCCAAAGTATAGAAGTATTTTCCTTGTGTTCCCTCACTTGTATTGTATTCATTAAGTTCAAAGATTTCATTTTCGGCAAATGCTTCAAGTTCTTCTTTTTTCAAGTTATTAAAACCGCTAGAGAATCGGATAAAGTTCAATGTTTTGTCGTTAATCATAGTAATTACCTCTTAATTTTATAATATTTGTGTTGTCTGTGATTGTATTGGCATAAATATAATGCTCATCGCTCAAGAGTTGTACAGCCCTGTATAAGCTATTTTCTGTTTCTTCGGTACAAATTACCATAAGTTCTACTTCAAGCGTCCTAAACGATTGATAAATGCTTGCATTGTTGCTTACTTGACTAACAATAGGGTGTATTTCAGCAAACATCACGCCAGTTGGTTCCCTTTCATAGTCCAAACTAACGGTAAAACCTAACTCTTCAAGAAACTCTTTGATGTCTAATTTTTTGTTTTGTAAGTTAATCATTTATTCCCCTTTGTAAGTATCTAACGACCATTTAACACGATTAGAAAACCACTCTTTCCGTCCTTTACTACTGAAATATTCAAGATTTTGGACATTTTGATTTTTAATGAAGTGGAATAGTTCAGTTTCATCAAAACATAATATTGAATTATTAAAGACAAAATCAAGCATTTCAACAATTTTATCGGCTAAGTTGGCTTTTTCAGCAAACACTTCAGCCTTACGAGCTTTATGAGTGTCAACACCTTCATTTCGTACCAAACGCAAGAAATAAGATTGTTCAGGTAACATATTTAACTTTCCTAGCGTGTTAATAATAATCATGTCAGCGACTTCACGGTTAATCACTTCGTCTTTTTCAAAGTTTAGACCGTATTTTTTGTTTGTGTTACGTTGGTAATTGTTGATGTGTTGTTTTACCTCTAGCATGTCATGAATGACTTCCAAAGTGATAATTGGTGCATTTTTTAAAAAAGTGAGTTTTTCTTTACTGATTTTCATAGTTTGTATGTATTCCTTTCAATTAATTCCATTAAGTTAGTAAAATCAACTGCGAACAGAGGGGGAACAAGTTCTCTCACAAGTTCCTTTGCTTCCTCTACTCGTCCTTGTAGACTTAATTTATCTACTTCATCAAGTATCATCTCATAATCATATCCCATTCATGAACTCCTTTAGAATGGCAATTGTTCGTCAGGAATATCAACAGGAGAATTACCACCGAACAAGTCAACCGTATTGTTTTGTGGTTCGTTATTGTCACGGTTTAGGTTAAATTCTGGCGTAACTTTAGCAAATGAAGCGTTATAATAAGTTTTGTCGCCTTTAGTTTCGGCTTTGATTTGGTCGATGTACACAGTTACGATGTCGCCATAATTTACGCTATCAGGAAGCCAAACACCTCCGATATAATGCTCAAATGGATATGCTTTAAATGACAGAACTTTTTTAGTTCCTTTTGCAGTTTCAACTTCTTTTGTGTTAATTTCGTTTACTTTCAAAGTTTCGATGATTTTCATTTTTTAGTTCCTCTTTCTTTATTTGATATTTTAATTATAACGTATTTAATTTATTTTGTCAAGAATTAAGCATTCATATTTACTTTTCCTTGTTTGCAAAGCTCGTTTGCACGGTCGCTTGACATCTCTTTGTTTGCTACTTTCTTTTTCAAGTCACTCAATTTGTAAAGATAGTTCGCTTTTGGTTGTGGTTTAGGTTGTGTAACATTGTTTTGACCTTTGTTTGTGCTATCTGCGTCTTTGGTATCATCTAATTTCAACGCTTGACCGTAAGCATATTTGCTTGCGTATGATTGACTAGCCCCAGTCGCTTGAGCTTTGTCGAACCCTTTTTTATTGATGTCAATAAGTGCCCAACCGTCACCGCTTGCGATGTCATTAGGGTTATCAGGGTCAAAGATGTCAATATGAACATGTAACATTAGTTCGTTGTTCATTTCTAACATTTCAGTTGTCGCTTTTTCCATAAGACCGAACTGCAATAGTAGAGGTTTCAAAGCCGTTTGAATATCTTCATTGTTCCGAAAATTATATTTACCGAAGCTATTGTATTGACTTTTTGGTACTTTAATTTCATTGATTAATTTCAAAACTTTGCTTTCCATTATAGGCTCACTCCTTTATTTACATGTTTTTTGTACATTTTCCACAACCATTTCAAGAACCCTCTAATGTATCTTCCAAGTTCTTCTGCTACATTTTCAACGGCTTTAAATACAAGCCAAATAAATAGAATTGTTAAAAGTAAAGTCAACATTTTTTATTCCTCCTTAACTGTATAACTAATTATACCGTGTTTGCTTTCTTTTGTCAATTACTAAGCTATTAAAGTTCTGTTTCACTTGTTTTACATTTTTGACAATCACAATGATGTGAAGCCATTTCATTAATTAAAGTGATGTCGCCCTCATTGTCTAATAATACAGTATCAACGCTTAAAAATTCACTTGGAAATTCCATAAATACGTCCCCTGTTTTATCTTCTACTCGTTCAAGTTTTTCAATTAGTTGTTTAATTGTTAATGCCATTATTTAATACCTCCAATGTATTCATGTATTTGTTTTAATTGTTCTTGGCTATCTTTTCGATTGTATTTTCCTTTCCTGCCTGTTTTTGTTTTCTTTTCAGGAGGTGGAAAATCCTTGCTATTAAAGTATTGTCTAGCGTACTCAAAGAATGTTAGTGCATTAGTGTAATTGTGTTCCCCTAACATTTTATGATATTCTAAGCTAGTTTCTCGCCATTTATTGAAGTCGTCCCAATTCAAAACCATAATTTACCTCTTTTATAAACCAACCGTTCAAAGGCTTGTCTTTATTCAGCCATAATTTTAAATAACTTTCAGTAACACCGAAGTGTTTCGCCATATCTTCAAAAGTTTTAAACCATAAGAATTTATGACGATTTAAAGCACAATATTTATACACGTTTCGCTTCCTCTTTTTCAAAGCCCATTAGAACAGCCATGTTGATGTAATCATTATATTTTCCCATGTCTTTCTCGTATGGCTCATTAGGCTTTTTTCCTGCCCTTACAGAGCACTTCAAAGCGTTTGTTAAAGCAAAGCCTTGCCCAGTTGTAAAGTTATATTGCCAAAATTTTAAGTCCCATTCACTTCTCCAGATTAGAAACTCTTCTAATTGAATGCCGTATTTATTTGCGTAATATTCTTGTGCCATTATCTTTTAACCTCCAAAATTTCCTTTCCATTTTCATCAAACACAACTGCTTTTGCCAATTGTCCGATTTCTTCCATATCTTCTCTAATAGCTTCTACTGCGGTTCGTAGTTTTCTAACTTCATAAGACCAACTCTCAGAACCGTCTTTAAAGATGTAAATTACTTTAATCATTTTTTTGTTTCCTCTCTTAACTTGATGATTTAATTATATCGAATTCTTTTAGCTTTGTCAATTGCTATTATATTTCATTTTTATATAATCTTTTGTAATATTCTTCTGAACAGAACAATTTTTCCCACTCCCCGCCCTCTGCGATAAAGTGAACGTTTTTTACTCCCCATTCATCGCACCAAAATTCTAGCGTGTTGTTTGCCTGTTGTTCGTCCATACCTAGGTTGTCTACCATATATTTGAAGCATAGGGACAACTTAGATTCAAACTTACTTAAATGTTCTTGCATGAAGTCATACACTTCTGTGACATCAGCTTTTGACTTTCTGAACTCCTCTAACTGTTCTAGGTCTGTCAATCGTGGCGGATATTCTCTTTTTGTTCCGTCATCATAATAATATACTACTTTTTCAATTGCCATTATTTGATACCTCTCTCTTTGATTTTGTTTGCTACTACTTTGTAGTACATTCTTGTTTCATTGATAAACGTGTCATCTACTTTACTTTCTTTTTGACGTTTTCCTTTTTCTTCTAATCTGTCTAATAACTTGACAAGACCTTTTGCACTAAAGTTTTCAATGAAGCGTGCCACTTCTTCTTTTTTATCTGCTTTAATGCCTGTTAAACGCTCATAGAGAACGATTAAGACGTCTAGCATAGAAATATCTTCCATTTGTTCATAATAGCTATAAACGCTATTTAATAGCCCTAGAAGCATATCTTTTTCAATTTCTATTACTTCTTCTTTTTGTTGAAGCCTTGCTGCGATTTTATTAAGTGTTTCTAGTGAAATTTTCATTTGTTTAACTCCTTTTTATCAGAAATATATTCTTTTTCCATTGTTGCCCAACCGTCAACCGTTTCAAAAACTGAAATTTTTAAGATACCTTTTTCAGTTTCTTCATAAGTAATTGTTCCTACTGTTCCGTCTTGATATTTAATTGTTTTCATTTGATAACCTCTCTTAACTTGATGACTTAATCATACAAAAGAAAAACCGCAATGTCAAAGACAAAACGGTTAATCGTTAATTATATTTACTTTTCCCTTTTGTTGCAATACTGTTAAAAGACTTTCTGCGTCGTTTTTGGTTTCCTCGTATTCTTCCCCCTCTTTTTGTTCCTCCTCTAATATCTCTTTTGGTTTGTTTCCTGTGGGGTCTATGATTTGGAATTGTTCCCCTACGTAACCTAAACAAACCTCTTTGTCATAAGCATAGTTACGAGCTTCAACAGTCAAAATTGAATACTTGCTATTCTTTCCCATTTTAGGGCTAAGACATAAACAGAACTCAAACCATGCCCCAATTGCTGAACTCCCTAAAGCGTGCGTGCTACGAACTCTAAAGCCCTTTTCCTCTAAAGATTGATTATTTGTATCTTTTCGAGCATGTGCAATCAAAAGGAACGTTACATCATTTAAAAGCAACTTCAATCGTGTTATGTTGTTCAGAACGTCATTCATACTTGACATGTCATTTAGAGTGTTGCGGTCTGTCAGCATGTCCTTTAAATTATCCAAAATAACAAACTTGATATTATTATCTTTGATGAATTTATAAAGTCCATTCATGTGGTTTGTGTTGTCTAGCTTAAAAACTCCCCCAGTAATGAAATGCAAATTATCAGGAACATTACTATAAGCCTTTAATCGTTGATGTAAAACAAAGTCAGTATCTTCATTGTCAATAATAAGCACGTTCGCTTGTTTAGTTTTAAAATAGCCAAAGGGAATACCTTTAGCTACACTTAAAGCCATTTGTAAAGTTGTGGAACTCTTAAAAGACTTCTGTGGTGCAATTGTTAAACCTGCCTGTCCTCGTGGTATTAAGTGTTCTATCAGCCATTCATTACCACCTTTAAAATCTTCTTTTTCTTGTAACTCCTTAGCAGTTATAACACGTTTAAACAAGTCCTGCATTTTAATCAACCCCTTTTACTTTATAGTCAATGAAGATGATATTTTTATCACGTAAGAGTGTAAAATAAGTTTTAAATTCATAGTCAGGGTAAATATTTTTTAATCTAACTAGCCAATACTTAGCACGTTTGACCTGCCATTTAAAGTTCTTTGCTTTTTTGATATCTTTGTTAATTGCTTTGATGTCGTCTTTAATTGTCATTTGAAAAACCTCCATAGTGTAATAATAAGACCGATTATAAGTAAAAAGTCAACTATAAAAACCAATGATAAAATTATAGTGACAAAAGTTAATAAAATCGTCAATCTTTATATCCCCCTTTTATTAAGTCAACTAAACCTAAGATAAAGTTACCTAGGCAACATAAGAACCAAATAACAAAAAGAGAATGGTCCACGCTTGCAACAATTCCAAACATAGCTGACATTAACCAATAAACGATAAACATATTAAATACCTCTTTCTTTTTATCTATGCTTTAATTATAGCCGAAGTTATATTACAATTCAAGCTATCAAATATTTCTTTTTAGTTACTTTGGTAAAGGGTATAACTATCCACGCAAACGCAGTTTTTATCCCCCCCTCTTGAATTAATTAATATGTCAGCGCTAGTAACTTAATCAACTCTCACATCAATTTGGCTATGATGAACACCCAAGCAGTAACTTCTTATTTAACTTTGCCTGTGTTGGGGGAACGTTTAGAACTTGCTTCCATTGACATCACACAGGGCTACCGCTTTGCCTAATTCATTACTCGCGCCTTATTCAGTACGGTTTTCATATACTCACTTTCTAAGACATCAGGCAAGCCTTAGACGTATTCAATTTTTATATATATTATTATAACACATGCTTTTTTAAAATCAAGCAAAAAAACCAGGGTCAAAAATAGAATAATGGCTCAACCGTGGGAATAGTCAGGAATATATTATTTTTTGGTTACAAATTATTTAATCAAATTGTAAACTATCTAAATCTTTTGTTGGTATAATAAAAGTTATAACTAAAAATGGGTATGCTATAATAATAACATAATCAACGAGGGAGGTAAAAAGCATGGCAGAAAAAAACATCTATTTTGTTAATGACGAAGTAGAATTAAAACAAGTGTTAGAGTTTATTGATAAAACTGACTATGGAGTCAACGTTGACAAAACAAGCAAAGATGTTTATGCAGTCGTGACTTCTTATAGCCTACCTATTTAAGAGGGAAGAAATGAAGAAAATTTTAGCTATTGACTTTAGCACAGCTAGTAAGAAAGATGAGGGAACAGGGTACGCCTTTAGAAAAGATGGTAAATTGTATGTCGGTTCTATTAAAGCATACAAACCTAAGAAGAACGCTTGGGAACGTACCTTTGACATTGTAAATGCAATTAAAGATATCATTGATGAGTTTGATTTAAAAGATTATCATCTAGCCATTGAAACACCTATCATGGGTAGAAACAGAAAGCACAGTATTACGCTTGCTAATTGTAACGGTTATTTTATCGGTGCTATTGACGGTCTAGTAAATGGCTATACTTTTATAGATAACTCTAAGTGGTGTAGCTATCATCTTATTTCAGGTAAACGAGAACAACGCAAAGAAGAAAGTCTTGAGCTTTTAAAAGCCACAGGCTTGGTTGATTCTGATTGCAAAGATGACAACATGGCTGACGCTTATAACATCTTGACATATTGTGAACACTTGGGTTAATTGTTCCCTTATAAAAAACAATAATCAAAAATGGAGGTGGTAATATCAAAATATCTCAAAACGGTTTGAACTTGATTAAAGAGTTCGAGGGTTGCCGATTGACTGCTTACAAACCAGTACCGTGGGAACAAATGTACACTATCGGTTGGGGACATTATGGAGTAACGGAAGGTACAACTTGGACACAATCGCAAGCTGATAGTCAGCTAGAAATTGATTTGAATAACAAGTATGCACCTATGGTTGACGCTTATGCAAAAGGCAAAGCAAATCAAAATGAGTTTGACGCTTTGGTTTCATTGGCTTATAATTGTGGTAATGTTTTCGTTGCTGACGGTTGGGCAGAGTTCAGTCATGCTTATTGTGCTTCAATGATTCCGAAGTATCGTAATGCAGGCGGTCAAGTTTTACAAGGTTTAGTAAGACGCAGACAGGCAGAACTTGACTTGTTTAATAAACCAGTATCAAGTAATTCAAACCAAAATATTCAAACAAAAGGAGAAATCAAAATGTATCTTATCAAAGGACTAGACGGAAGCGGAAAACCTAAACATTGGTATGTTTCTGACGGTGTAAGCATTCGTCATATTCGTACAACACGCATGTTGGAAAACTATCAAAACAAATGGGCTAAACTTAACTTACCAATTGACACAATGCTTGTCGCTGAAATTGAAAAAGAGTTCGGACGCAAGATTGACATGAATTCAGGAGAATTTAAATAGGAGGAAGTGAATGAGCTTATTTAATCTATCACGCAGAGCGGAAGATGTGAGCTTTTCAACTTTCACAGTCCAAGACCCTACAACTGATTTGTTACTTGGTAAACTCTTGGGCTTAGTTTCCTATTTTGATAATGTTGATTATTCGGAAGCGTCCAAACTTGAGGACTTATTCTTTTGGGCTTTACAAGGTCAAGAAGTATATCGTGTTTGGTATGGTGGTTTCAAGTATTATGCTCAAAGAGTAAATGCAGACCAGTTTAACATTATAGTTAGAGAACCGAACCGCAGACAGGTCACTATTAGAACAAGCGATTATGAAATGTTGCTGAACCCTTTCTATGGTGCTAACCCACAACGGTTTGGTGTAATGTTTGGAATGGCTAGTAATGGAATTGGTCGTCGTCTTGACTCTCAAGCTCAAATCAAAATCTATTGGAAAACTAAAGTTTCTAGTGGTTTGAAAGAAGTTTGGGAAAGAATTCGTGAACGTTTAACGCAACAGCAACAACTTGCAAGAGAGTTCAACGGTGTATCGGTTATTGGTTCAGATGATGATATCAAACAGATTCAACCAGATTACAGCGGTTCACTACAAAATGACGCAAATCTTGCAATCGAGGTTGCTTTGAGTGAGTACGGTATGCCAAGAGAATTGCTTTATGGACAAAGTAATGAAGTTACTATTATCGCTTTCGCAATTCAAAAAGTGTTACCACTATTAAAACAACACGATAAGAACATAATTTTCAATCAAGAGAATTTTGTGGCTTATATATCAACAACCGCCAAAGGAGGAAATATTGAAAGTAAAAGCAGTTCGAGGGATAGCGAACCCCTTGGGAACGATTGATTCACACGGTACTGTTATTGAGTCCATTGCCAACGCAGGCGACGGAGTAGATATCTTAAACCGTCATAGAGAAAAAATTGGTTCAGGGTTCGTACATCTTGAGGGGGACAATGTAATCTTGACAGGTTACGTTGATGAAGAACAATACACAGCCGAAAAGATTGAGGAAACAGGCTTGTCAGTTGGCTTCAATGCTAACGGTGTAAAAGCTCGTGAACTTGACGGAGTAGGTTATTATAAAGATGTTACAATTACGGAGGTGTCACTAACTCCGTTACCAAGTAATAAAGGTGCTAAAGTGACAAAAGTAAGAGAAGAAGAAAAAGGAGAACAAGAACAAATGGGTGCAAACGAAACACAAGAAATTATGAAGCAAGCGATTGAAGCAGGTGTAAAAGTTCGAGAACTTGAATCTAAAGTAACAGAACTTAACAAAGAGCGTGAAGAACTCAAAAAAGAACGTGAAGCGTCTATTCCTAGCGAAAAACCTCAAGACGTAGAACGTAAATTTATGCGTGAACTTGGTTCAAAAATGGCTGAAATGCCAGAACAAGGTTTCTTGCGTGAATTTTCTAATGGTTCAGATTTGAATGTCGTCAACTCTCTTGGGTCTATCACTTCTAAATATGCACGTAAGTCAGGTATCTATGACGGTGCTATGAAAGCACGCTTCCAAGGTTTGACACTTGCAGAGGACGGTGTAGATGATACTTTCTTACAAGGTACTTTCAAAGCAGGTACAGACAAAAACAAAGCTCAAACAGCTACAAAACGTTCACTACGTCCACAAATGGCTGAAGCATACTTGCAAATGGATAAAGCAACTGTGCGTGGTGTAAATGATTCAGGTGCGTTGTCTGAATATGTAATGTCTGAAATGGTAAACCGTGTTATTCAAAAAGTGGAATACAACATGATTCTTGGTTCTGCTGACGGTTCTAACGGTTTCTATGGTTTGAAAACTGCCACAGACGGTTGGACAAAACAAATTGAATACACAGACTTGTTTGAGGGAATTACTGACGCAGTTGCGGAATGCTCAATTTCTGACGCAATCACAATTGTTATGAGTCCGCAAACTTTTGCAGAGTTGCGTAAAGCTAAAGGAACAGACGGACACTCACGATTCAACGAGTTGGCGACAAAAGCTCAAATTGCTCAATCGTTTGGGGCAGTTAATCTTGAAACTCGTGTCTGGATGCCTAAAGACGAAGTTGCGGTTTACAATCACGACGAGTACGTACTTATCGGAGATTTGAACATGGAAAACTACAACGACTTTGACCTACGTTATAACGTGGAACAATGGCTTTCTGAAACTCTTGTGGGTGGTTCTATCCGTGGTAAAAACCGTTCAGCATACCTAAAAAAAAAGGGTAGTTTAGGTGTCTAAATAAGAAAGGGAGTGAATAATGGCTGAATTTAATATTACAGACCGTTATGCTCAACAAATTAAAAATGTGACTAATGTAGAGGGACTTGGCGACTTGTTCCCTCTCTTGTCACGTATCCCTAAAGTTGGGGCAGATTTGTTGCAGTCGGTCAATCTAACAGGTTTTCCTGAAGCTAAAGAACAGGGGCAAACAGGTAGCGTGTTAGATGTAAATGAAACAAGTTATAAAATCTTGACACCTCGAGGTTTTGGTTTTGGTATTAATCTTTCAGATTCAGGGAATTTAACTGCTGACGGTGTACAAAGTGCATTGAATACAGTACTATATACTTTATATCAAACTATCGAAAGTCATTTAATTTGGGGAGGAGTTCATAGCTCAATTGCTTCAAGTTCAATTGTTGGGGCTATCAAACAGAAAGCGAGTGCCGATAAGTTTTCACAGTCAGGCGATGATGTTCTTCTTGTAAAAGAAAATGATTTCACACCAGTAGTTAATGGAGTAACAAAAATTGAAACTTTGAGCTTTAAGCACTATAATGACGGAGAGGGTAACACTTTTGACAAGGTGCTTATTAACCCTTATAAGGGAGTTCTTGCAGGTGACTTGGTACCAGAGTTTAAAGTAACTAAAGACGTTCGTCATAATAAAGTACAAGTATATGGTACTATTACCATTTGTGGTGGTTTCCTTAATGACGGTGCTATTAAAGTTTGGAAGTAGTAGGAGGATAAAAATAAATGGCATATACATCAAAAAATGAATTAACACACGGTTTAGGGTATGGGGTAGTGTTCACAGACCCTACTGGAGTAAAGCCAGGCATTCCAATTGCAGGATTGCGTGGTATTGAAACGGAGAACAACCAAGAAAACACAAACTTTTATGCAGGGTTTAACGCACCTTATCGTACAATCACAGGTGCTAAAAATATGCAAATTACAGTTAAGTCGTATGACTTGCCTGACGAGTTCGCTATTCACGCTTTAGGGTTTGGAAAACTTGAAAACTTCTTGTATGACGATATAGCTAGTTATAAACCTTATGGTTTTGCTTATGCTGAACGTTATCGTGACGACGACGGAACGGGGTATAAAGCGACATTCTACCCGAGTGTTCAGGCTACAACACCAAGTGACACGGCTGAAGCTGACGAAGAAAGTCCAACTGGTAAAGAGTACGAACACACGGCAACCGTGACACTTGGAAATCTTATAGTTTTTGGTAAAAGCCGTTTGTTTGTTAAGTTCAAAGTTTCTGACGCAGAATTGGCAACTGGAACAAGCGGTCCCGCCTTAGCTTTCAAAAAGTTGTTTACAGACCTTAAACCGCTCGTAAGGGAAGATATTAAGGCGTAATTTTTAAGAGTGGAGGGCTTGGAATTAATAGTTCCCACTCTTTTATTTTAATTTATAAGGAGATACACACAAATGAAAAAAGAAGATTTTAAATTTGATTTTAAAGCGTTGGAACGTATGGAAGATAACGGCGTTTATTTTGGCGATTTGAACGAACGTGATTATCACAGTTTGGCATTGTTCTTTTGGGCTTGCGCGCCACAATATACACTTGACGAAATTTTAGGGGCTTTAATTGGTGGACTTTTACCTGTTACAGTTGCCGAACTTATGGAACAATTGGTTAATGAAACAAAAAAAGCGATAGCACTAACAACGAAGAAATAGGGGAAACCGCAAGAATTACAACACTTGCAATTGTTAGTGCTATGACAGTTTTTAAAGTTCCCTATGAGGTGTACAGTCATAGACCTTTAGGGTGGACGCTTAAATTAATTTCAACGTTGACACCTAAAGAGAAGAAGAAAACAACCGCAGATGAATTAAACAAAGTGGAACATGTGGAGGTAGAACTATGGCAACCACCAACAAAGTCACAGGACTAGAAAAATTTACAGAGAAACAGCTTAAGAAAGTTTGGTTAGAAATGGTTGATAGCTTCAATTCTAATCAGAACACGGTAAAGCGTAGTTATAAAAGTTCATTGGGTGGAGATTTCTCACGTTACCCTGTTAAGTTTGATACTAAGAAAATTAATAAGCAAGTAACACGTTCGTACGGTTCACTAAAAAGTGGAAACATTGGTATTATTAACGGTTTTAAAGCTAAAGACGAAAGCTGGAGAATGCTCAATGTCTTGCTTCACGACCGCAACTTACACCAACGTTATGGGCAAACGCTAGTAAAAGCTACTCATGAAATGGACGATAAAACAAAAACTATTAAGCGTAAGTTAAGGAGTATAACAAACAATGGCTAAAGAAAAATACGTCATTCAGGCAGAGTTAAACACTAAAGGCGTTTTAAGTAGTGCTAGGGAAGCACAAAGGGAAATTAATAACATTGGTCGTCTAGCTAAAGAAACGAACAAGAACGCTCAAATAACAGGTTCTGTGACTATGAAAGACAAGGGTATTAAAGAAACACAAAGAGCTTTAAACCTTGCTAAACAGAACGTAGATAATTTAACAAAAGCGTTGGCAAATGCTAAGATGTCAGGCGCCACACAAAAACAAGTGCAGGCATTAGAAAGTCAACTAGTTAAAGCACAAACTCAAGCAACAAGACTAAGCACAGAGCTTTCAAAGATTGGTTCAAGTAAGGGGTTCAGCTTATCAGGTGCATTTGATAGCGTCAAAAGTTACGGTTCTAACATGCTTTCTACTTTCTCAAAAATTGGGAACGTTATAAGTGGAGTTAATGCAGGAATTGGGCTTGTTACTGGTGCGGTTTCAACTGCTACTGGTTATATTGGCGGTTTTGCTAACAACTTAATGAATACCTATGATAGACAAATTCAAGCACAAAAGAGCTTGTCAGCTACTTTGTCAGACGGTGCAGAGGGTTATAAAAAATTTAATTCATACATTGATTCAGGAAGCGAACTTCTAAAATCACAACGCAATGACCTGAACGAGTTAGGGTCTACCATTTCAGGTTATACTAGTCTAACAGGGGACCAAGCATTTAAAATTGTTAATTCAATTAATGCTGTTGGGGACAGTCTAGGTCTAGGAATGGACACACAGAAACAATTTTCTTATGGTTTGGCTCAAGCGTTAGGGGCAGGAGTTTTACACGCTCAAGACTTCAACCAAATCATGCAATCAGCTTTGGGTGCGCAGTTCCGTGACATGTTGATTCAAGCATATAACGAAATTAACCATACTAGCATAGGACTAGGAGAGTTCAAGCAGGCAATGGCTGACGGTGCAATTGATACCAACGTAATGAACCGCGCCTTGGAATTGTTCCAACAAAAAGGTAACGAACTGGTTTCGGCAGGTCCTAGCACTTGGGGGCAAATTCGTGAAATGATTGCTAACGGTTTTAATACAAGTGCATTGGACGGTTTCCGCAAAGGTTTAGGCGATACAGGCATTGACATGAGTAACTTAGGAAACAACGCTACAACAATGGCAAGCACTATCGGTAGTCAGTTGGGTCAAATGGCAGGTAAAGCAGTTGGGGCATTAACACAAATCATTGACAAGAACCATGACGGTAAAGTGTCACAAGATGAAATGAAAGACGCAGTCAATGACGCTAAAAAAGCAGTTGATGACTTCTTTAATAAAATCAATTATACTTCTATCGGTAGTTTCTTAGGTAAAGTTGGTTCGGCTATTAGTTCATTAAGAGATTTGTACAATTGGGCTAATAACGCTTATAGTGCCGTCCAAAGTGCTTTGAACCTTTCACGTAGCGTTGGGGGTAATACTGGTTTACTTGGTAAAGCATTAGGGTTCAGAAAGAACAGTACATGGGGCGATATCTTTAGTGATTTTCATTGGCTAACAAGTAATATTGACCCTCTTGGAATTAAAGAACCCACCTCACTAGGTCAAAAAATTCTAGGTTCAAGAAATGGACAGTTACCATTAGACTTACAATTCTTTGCAGGTGGTAGAGAAGCAATCAACAGAGCCGTGAATGCGGTACAACCTTATGCACGAGCAACTAAAGGAACAACGGCAACACCAAGCATTGGAACACAAGACAACTCACAACAAGACATCAAAATCTATGTACAATCTAGTGCAGACGGTCGTAGAATTGCGAACGAAATTTATAACAAACTGGAAAGAAATGGGGTAAAACTAAACAAGCGTTGATTTATACTAAAAGTAAGCTATACAATGACCCTAGGTGGATAAAAAAGGCACGTGAAGAAAAGAACAGGGTAGGACATTGTGAGAAGTGTTGGAGTACGGAACACTTAATTTGCCATCACGTTATCCCACTACAATGGCAAAATGAAATGTTAGAAGTCAATGACTTTTACAAAGAAGTGATAAATGTACCTACCGAAGTTCTTTGCCATAAATGCCACCAAGGAATGGAACGAAGCGGAGATTTAATAGACTATGCTAGAATTTTAGCGGAGGGCTTAATATAAGGAGATGTAAAAAATGAGTTTAATTCAAGACTGGATAGGACAAAGCAAGGATAATGGCGAAATGATTAAGCTACTAAAGAAAAAAGTGGCTAAAATCGAACATGAAATAGACTACAAAAAGGCAGATAAAATCTTTAACTTTATTGAGGAGTTTATGACTTTGCCTAACAACGAACGTTTTAAAATCATACCATATCATAAGGCGGTGCTTACTTTGATGTATTGCACACCTTATCAAATTGATGAGGTTGTTGTAATTGTAGGACGCTCAAACGCTAAATCTATTCTTGATGTCATGATAGCTTTGATTGAACTCTTTTTGTTTCCTAAACCTAATAGCGTTATTGCTTTAATGGCTACCAAAAAAGACCAAGCTGAAAAAATTCTGATGAAGCATTTCAGAGCTATGGGAAACTGTCAAGGTACCGCCATTAATAAGTTTAAAAATCAGTTTAAACTAAACAAGGAACAAATACTTGTAAAAGATAACTCAATTCTAAAAAGCAAAGGCACAGAGATTTCTATCTATGCTAGTAACGAAGACACGCTAGACGGTGGACGTGAACAACTTGTTATCATAGATGAATTTGGTGCATTTAAAAAGAACCCTCTTATCACTATTAGACAGGGGCTAAGAAAAAATAAGGGTACGCTTTTTATTTCAACAACAAACAACGTTATTCGTGGCGGTGCTTACGATGACGAGCTTGAAAGTTGGAAAGAATGGGTAAAAGATGACGATTTCAGTCATTGGGTATTCTATTATGCTTTAGATGATTATGACGAAGTAAAAGACAGTTCTAAATACATTAAAGCTAACCCAGCTTTAGGCTACACTTTAAGTCTTGAGGATATTCAAAAGGACTTTATAGGGGCAATTGGTAACCCTGTAAAAATGGCTAAAATTATTACTAAACGTTTCAATTTGTCAATGACTGACAGCACCACTATTTTTACAAAACAAATTGTAGATAAGTGTCTAGTACCGCCATTAGACTTTGAGGGTCGTTTAGTTGCTATCGGTTCAGACTTTTCAGTACGTGGCGATGTTTGGGGTACTGTAATAGGTTACAGAGAAAACGGACACTATTATTTCAAGGCTATCCCTGTCATGCCAGAGAGTGCAGAAGACAAGTTTAAACACTTAGGGGAAACAATAACACACGAGGGTGTAAATAACATGTCTGACGAAGCATGGGACGCTTTTATGAGTGCTATGAACGGTAGTGTTCCAATTGCGTTGAATTATGACCCTAACTATGCTAAGAATTTCATTGATAAATTTGAACAAACTTATGACATTGAATTTTATAACAAAGTAATGCAAAACAGTTTTAAGCTATCTAATACCCTAGAAGCCACTCAAAAGCTAATGGAGGAGGGGAAAATACATTTTGATAGTAAACTACTAGCGGTGCATTTAATGAACGCAGAAACGAAAATAAACGATTTTGGGCTTATGCGTATTATTAAAAAGGGCTATACAGATAAGATTGATTTGGCTGACGCTTTAATTAACTTGATGTGGTGGTTCTTAGAAAGCGAAGAAAGTGAGGATTATTTTATTTAATGGCTATGACAGAAGAAGAAAACAAAAAAATGCTAGAAGCATTAAAAACTCTAGCTTTTGGAGGAAAAGAAACAAAGACGGTTATTCAATATAAAAACAACCCTAACGGACGAAAGACAGAAACAGGGCGAACAGTTACCGAAGTAAACAAACTGCCAGACCGTTCGGCATTGTTGAAACTAATGGAGATTGAGGGAGTTTATGTTGACGCAAACGTTAAACTTAAACAACAAAAAGTGGACGAAGTAAGCACAGAGAAAGAACTAGTAGACTTAGTGGAGGGCTTAGCAATAGAATGACTATTTTTAAAGCGTATTGCTGGAATCCTAACACAGGTAGAGATTTCACAATTAAAAAACCTAATTGGAACATTGTACAACGTTGTTCTTTGAAGAGTATCGAAACAATTCAATTTTTGCCACAACACATCTATTTGTTAGACGGAACGACAGGTCCAGAAACAAGCAAGCGTTGGCAAAGGAAAAAATGTCCTGATGACTGGAATAGACCATATAGTTATGGTTCTATTGTCACTAAACCGCAAGGAGAGAATAAAATAAGCGGTATTGCTTTTTGTACAGATTATGAAAGAAAACAATATCCTAGCTTATACCCTAACTTTATAACACCTAACCTCGCACAAGGGCAAAAATATGGCTTGTCAGGAACTTTATACAATCCAGGTATAAATGTACTAGAGGTACGGTTAAAATTGCTATACGGTACCAAAAATGAGCTTGTAGGTACATACCGAGTTCAACCTGATCAATACTTAGATGTAAAAGAAATTTACACGCTACCTAGTACGGAAACGGTTGAAAAGTTTGGTATAGCTTTTGAAGTGGCGCAAACAAGCGATTTTGTACAATTTGAAGTGTATTTGCCTAAAATTGAACAAGGTGGAGAGATCACTCCGTTCGTTGAGGATAGAGATGAATTTAATGGCTATCGAAAAACCAACACAGACGACGGAACGCCGCCATTTACAGGGACTTATGAGGGTACACCACCACAAAGTACCGATTATAAAGTTTATACTTGGACAGGTTCTAAAACTGATAAAGAGCTTTTTTACTTAGAAGAAAGAGGAATTTGCAAACAAGAAGCCGTTTGGTGCTATAGTCGCCCCCTTAATCAACGTGTATTGATTGGAATTGATTCAGACACTTATGACACCGAAGCAGGTAGAACGCTCAAATTTCATGTTTTGAACGGAAATAAGGGCATATTTGATTTGACTGGTAGCGTCATTTATCCTGAACAGTTCACAGATAAACGTCAAACTTTTGACAGCGATACAAAGGCATGGGCAGATAACCAAGAACCGTTATACGTTACTGACGCAAATACTGCAATTGATTGTACTTTCGGAGAAATAGCAAGTAACATCATAGAGGGGTATTATTACCAACAAGCTGATAAACGTTACAGAGTAGATGAACTACTTCGTTCAGCAATGGTTAACACAGGTTACAACATGGGTTCTTATTGGGCTGATTGGAACTTTGATAGCTACGCGAATGAAATGCGTGCAAGTTATAACATTGAGAATTGTAGGGTTAGTGAAAAAACAAATTATAGTTCTATGAATGAATGGACTGGAAGCGTGTCTTTTCCTACTGGTGTTGTTTTAGCACCTTATAAACCAAAACTAAATGAAACGGACACTAAAAAACTCAAAGGGGTTTCTGGTGCAACAAGTATTTGGGCTACTGGTGTATTAAGAACAGAGCGAAGTACAGAAGATTGGTTTAGAGAATACGAAAATTCAATAACTATACCAGTACCAACGCAAATTCTTTTTGCTAACTATAACACTAAAAAAGCATGGTTATTTCAACAACAAACCAACGGAACGTGGAGCAAAAGTGGAGAATTCACGATACCAGGAAGCGCCACAGCATTCGCTAGAGCTTGGGGTATTATACCAAAAAATGGAGAATTGAAAGGTAATGTTATCATGACAGATAAGAATTACGTTGATTTTCCTGCAAACGTTAGACCGATAACGCTAGGAGTGGAAGAACTGTTTCCAGTTATCAAGTATAACGAAGTTAAGTTTAACCCTCAAATGTATGCAACTGCGTACAATACCAAACTATTTTGGTGGGGGCAAAAGGCAAACGTAAGCAATTTGACTTATGGGGAATGTGGGGTTCGTTCGGTTGATTTTATGACTGGTTTATGTACAATAGAAAGGGTTTATAAATGATTTCATGGTTAAATTTTGAGGAGTTGTTAATACACAACCCTATCGAGTTGATTAATTTTAGCAAGAGTAATATACAAGTAGCGTTGAGCAAAAAGCAATATATTGATTTCTTTAGTAATAAAGCTGTTTATATGGGACTGTATTATGATGAAGAAATGGACTTTTGCGTAATGTTTTATGCTGACCCTTTGCAAAGTTCTAAAAGTGGCGAAATGTACGCAGATGGTTATATAGACGTAGACATGAAAATATATAGAGTTAAAGTGTTAAGTAACGTTTCTATTAAGTATCCCCCTAATTTTAACTTGCTAGAGGGAACTAAACACTTTAGTGGAGATTGGGTAAATAGTGGAGCATGGACAAATGACGGAACTTATAAAGGTTTAAGCGTTAAGAAAAGAACTGGAACATGGCAAGGTATTCACAAAAATCTAATAATTCAAAACTCTAATTCTTATACCTTTTCTGCTTATGTCAAAGGTACTGGGACAAACATTATAAGATTTGTGTTTATTAATGGAGTAGAAGATCGTAGTTTAAGGAGAACTTGGACTTCTTCTTTCGATTGGACGAGAGATGCAGTCACTTTAAAAACCCCAAACATAAAACGTAATGACGTTGTTAACGTTCGTTATGAAATGGTGGCAGGTCAAGCGTTATGGACAGCAGGGCATAAATGGGAAAAGGGGGATAAAGCTACTCCTTACATGCCGAGTGAAAGCGAAGCAACAAGCGTTGACTTTCCTAAGTGGAACGTTACAAAAACAGGTATGCGAGTAAGTCCACAATCTAAGCAAATTACAATGGTCCAAGCAGGTGCATTGATGACGTGCAAAATTAATAATAACATTTCAGGTTGGACAGACAGAACAACACAATTAGAATACAGCGGTCAAGATTTTATCATTGACGGTTATGGAATGAGAGGGCTACATAATGGATAGTACAATAAACGGCAAAACGGTACATATAAATAACCCATTAGACCTTATAGGCTTAGGACGTAGGGAAATCGAGTTTAACATTCATAAAGCAGATTATTGGGAAATGTTCAAAGAAACTATGCAAGTACCTACAATGAAACGTGGAGGGTATAAAAACTTGCTCAAAGGTGGTTGGGTATTTGTTGACCCTTTTAATCAGGGTAGGGATTTGTGGACTAAAGACTACTTCACAAAAGCAGGGGCAAACGCGCCATGTTGGACAGATTTTGGCGGTAGCGGAGATATTTTTGATTATGGTACTTATGAAAGTGGGTATTATAATTTTAAGTGTCCTGATACTAAAGACGCAGAAGACTATACCAAGTACAATCAAATAAACTTTTTAAAACCTAACACCACCTATACTTGGCAATGGGACATGAAGCGAACAACTTCCTCTATAAAGGGAGATATGGAAATTTTTATGGGAACAAGTAGTAACACTATTATTGACTTAACTAAACCTGTTTATGTTAATGGAGAAACGTATCAACAGGCAGAAAATAGTGCTGACGGTTTCGTTAGTTGGAATAGAAGAATAAATAGCGAAGATACAGATTGGCATAAATGTGTTTTCGTATTCACTACTAAATCAACTTTACCAAATACAGGTTCACGCTCCTTACGTTGGAGAGCTAAAAAAAATAGTTCTTGGAAAGTAAAAAATATTATGATGTTTGAGGGTTCTGAACTATTGGGGACTGATTTGAGATTACATGATGAAGAATATTATGATTGGACTTTCTATGAGGGGAAACAAGGAATGCGTGAAGTGTCAGCAAACTTTGGTTTTTATTATAGCGAAGATTATGCTTTTTGTTCAGCATTTAAGGTCAATATACATAAAGGGTTTGAAACAAGAGGCTTTAACCCAGTTACACAAGAGTTTGAATGTAAAGCAGAAGTAGAGAACTTTGCACAAATTGTCAACCCTACAATCAAATACTATCAGGATATTAAACAAATACCTGATAATGTGAATTGGAATAATACTATCATATACAACCCTAAACCGAACGGAATAGACTACTTACAATGTAAAGCTAAAGGGAACTACATGAGCTTGTACAAAGTCAGAGATGATAATTATAGTTCATACGTTCCTAAACGTTGGCAAGCTACATTTTTTGATTCAGTTCCTAGCGGTAAATGGCTATATGGTGGTTACTGTTATACTGGTACATTACAAACATACGAGATAGAAAACTAATAAAGGAGAAGAAAGAAAATGATTGAAACATTAAAAGCGATTGGCTTAGTTGTATTTATGCAGTTACTTAGTTTGGCACTAGAGTTTATAGACACAGGTACTTTAAAACCTAGTGTTAGAAAAAGAATAGCAGTAGAGTTAATTGTCCTGTCTGTTTATATAGCAGGTATGACTGTGTTTAAAGGTATGATTAGTGATGAACTAATATCATTGGTTGGAACTGTATACTTAGCAGTAGTAGTTAGTCATCTGTATAAGTTCTTGACTAATAAGAAAGAAGAAATAGACGGAGGAGATAAAGAAGAATAGTATAGTAGTAGTATAGTAGTAGTGATGTATATAATATAATAATATATTTTAATTAATAAATTTTTTTGATTTGTTAGTTATTATATATTATTTTTTATTTTTTTATTCCGAATTCTTAGGGGGTGTGATATAAAGGGGGTGGGTTCTCTAT